TTCCGAATTTGCTCGGAGAGTTTAAGTGCTTGAAATAACGAGGGAAACAACACACAAATTACCGTGCGTCCCCGTATAACCAACATGCATGATAAATAATCATGTACGAAACCAACTTGTTAGGAGAAGTAACAATGGAAGAACTGCTAAAGAAACTGCTTGCTGCAGAAGTACTGACAGAGGAAACTAAGCAAGAGCTCGAGGCAGCCTTTAAGAAACATCTTGAAGATGCTGAAAAGAAAGCTCGCGACGAAGCCACTGCTGGTGTTACAGCTGCACTGAATGAACAATGGATTACAGAACGTGAGACTCTAATCGAAGCACTCGATGAAAAGGTTTCAGAAGTTTTGACAGAAGAATTGAAGGAACTCAAGGAAGACATCGAACGCTTCCGTGACCTTGAAGCTGAGTACGCTGAAAAGATCGTCGAATCAAAAGGCGAAATGGCAGACCAACTCAAGAAGGACATGGAACTATTGATTGAAAAGCTTGACAAATTCCTTGAAATTCGCTTGACAGCAGAAGTTGAAGAGCTTCGCGGTGATGTTGAAATCGTCAAGAAGAATGAATTTGGTAAGAAGGTGTTTGAAGCATTCGTAGCAGAGTTCAAGAAGCACTACACAGGTGAAGATTCTGTGGAAGGTAAGCTGACAGAAACTCAGCAACGTCTCGAAGACGCTCTTACATCCCTTGAGGATGCTGAGAAGAAGATTGCTAAGATCGAACGCGGCAACAAGATGCGCGACATTCTGGCACCTGTCTCAGGTCGCACCAAGGAAGTTATGGAAGCAATTCTGAAGAATGTGGATACACCACTTCTGGAAGAAGCATACAAGACCTATATTGGTCGTGTTGTGAAAGAAACATCTGAAACAAAGAAGGAAGAAGTAAAGGAAATCTCTACCTCGGAGAAGGAAACAAAAGTACTGGCTGAAGGTGAGAAGAAAGAAGCAGGTAAGACAGCAGCCCCAGTAAAGCCAACGCTAACTGGCAAAGCAGTCTCAGGCGACACAAAGGATATTCTTGAGGAAGGCAAAAAGCTGGACAAAGAACCCGATGTGAAGTCAGCAATTTCTGACGAAGAGAAAGCACGTATCCGCCGTCTGGCAGGTATTGCTTAAAGCAACAAACTTTAGCCATTTTAAGGAGAAATACAATGGAACTATTTGAAAACTGGTCCGAGGTGAAAGAAGCACTACTCGATGGTCTTGATGGAAACAAGAAAGAGATCGTAGGAAAGTGTCTCGAAAACCAAAAGGCTCACATCCTGGCAGAAACCGCAGCAAGCGGAGCTGTCGCAGCGCATGACATCGCAGGATTCCGCAAAATCCTGATCCCGATGATCCGTCGTATTATTCCAGGTACAATCGCAACTGAAATCGTTGGCGTTCAGCCAATGCAAGGTCCGGTTGGTCTGGTATACACAATGCGTTACCGTTACGGTGAAGGTGTAAACGTCCCTGGTGCTGGTACTCCTGGCAACCCATGGGCAGCAAACCCAGCCGGTAACTTCGGTAACATCACCGCAGGTGATGAATTGTTCGGTAACAACCCAGTCCTACGTCAGTTCTATTCTGGCGCTGCTGGTGCAGTAATTGGTACACCAGCTGCTCAACCAGCAGGTGCATCAGGCGTAACCAACGCAGCAGCTGATGAAGCCGACATTCAGTCGGAAGCATCACGCGGCACATGGCCATCAAGCATTCCAGCACACAACACCTCGTTCTTTGGTCCATACGGTCCAGATGCGCTTGGTCAGTCATATGCTGGTCGTCTATACGGCGGTTCAGGTTCCTTCATTGAAGGTTCCGGCGGTCGTGTGATGAAGCTTGAAGTCATCAGCCAAGCTGTTGAGGCTGGAACACGCAAGCTGCAAGCAGGTTGGACAATCGAAGCTATGCAAGACCTTAAGTCACAGCATGGTCTCGACCTCGAAAGCGAGCTGACACAAGTCGTATCAGCAGAAATCGTACAGGAAATTGATTCTGAAATTCTGTCCGACCTGTTGGCATTGGCAGGTACGGTTGCAGCATTCGACTACGCAACAATCGGCCTTGGCCCACAATACCAGCCAGCATATCTTGGCGACCGTTTCGCAAACCTCGGCATTATCATTAATGCCGTAGCTAACGAAATCGCACGTAAGACACGCCGTGGTCCTGGTAACTTTATCGTTGTATCGCCAATGGTTGTATCAATCCTCCAGAGTGCATCAAAGTCGGTGTTCGCACCTGCTGTCTCTGGTTCGTTCAAGGGCCCAAACAACACAATGTTGGTTGGAACTCTAAACGGTACAATCAAGGTATACAGCTACCTGTGGAACCAAGTATCAGGTCTGTCCGCAGCAGTCAACGATGTAATTTTGGTCGGTTACAAAGGTGGTAACGGTGAAACAGATACCGGCTACTTCTACTGCCCATACATCCCATTGATGAGCTCGGGTGTCGTGATTAACCCTGTCACATTCCAGCCAGTTGTCTCTATGATGACTCGTTACGGAAAGACAGCCTTCACACAAAGCGAAACATCGCTTGGTAACAGCGCAGACTACTACGGAAAGATCAACGTTCAGAACTTCCAGTTCTCGTAATCGAAACGTAGAAAGCAAC